CAAACAACAGGTGCTTGTGGTATGACCAAAGCCTGATACCTGCCGAGACAAAGTTTCCTGACTTCCAAGCCGCTCAAACCATATGGACGGTAGACGGCACACGCAAATGGTCTGCTGGCGATGATTGGTTCTACGACATTGCGGAGAAGAACACATGATTGATCGACTCATTCTTAGTGCTGTGCTAAGCACAGTGGGGTTCAATGGTTTGTTTCCTGACCCGCCCCCGCCAGTCACACCGGTGACGCTGAAAGAGAAAGCAAAGATGAAATCCGTCAGTGCCGTTTGTGAACGAACAAAAGGGAAGAAACAGAGTGAAACGGTAAAACGATTGTGCAAACGGTGGGAGGTACAGAGAAATGGTTGAATTTAAATGGTTAAGTGGAAAGCCAATGCTTCCCTATGTCATTCCAGCGTTTAGATGGGTAGGCCATCCAAACTCTATCCTCATGCAAGATCGTTACTACAAACTAGGTGAAATAACCTATGAGGATGTATGTGCGTGGAGAGATGAAGTAACCCGAGAAGGGGAAGAGGTTGATCGTTTAGCCCCGCCCGAGTATTGGAAAGCCGTATTCAACAAGGAGAGAAACGATGGATGAAAAGGCGCTTCAAAAGGCGTGGAATTTGATGTCCATGCACAACAGCGAACTGATGCTTGAGAACGAGCAGTTAAAGAAACAGCTTATGCGTCAGAGCTTGTGGTACGCAATCAAGCGAGCAATCAACATTTGGCGGGGTAAGGAATGATTCTGTCTCAAGGAAAACTTATTGATGGATTGGTTGAAGACTTGCTCACAGCCATACACAAGTACAACGACACGCTATACATGGCGACAGTGATTGGCACTTTGGAGTTTGTCAAGCAGCAACTGATTCAGGAGAGTATGGAGAGGGAGGATGACGATGATTGAAGCAATCAGAACATTTTTCGGGAAATTGCGCGGTGAACATGGCAGTCGCAGGACTGTTGTGCAAGAGAACCTTGTATGGCGGTGCAGTAATTGTTACCTTATTTTTTTAACCAAAGCAGCAGGAGATGAACACAAATGCCAAGACCCAAGAGTGAATTGACGGCTACCCAAAAGGGTATTGGGGCAAGACTTACGCAGTGGCAATACGAGGAATGGAAACTGTTGGGTGCTTCAAAATGGTTAAAGAAAATACTCGCAGAGAGCAGAAAGAAAAGAAATGCAGAACATAAATAAAGTGCGCCAATCCTTTGAGGGATGGGTGACAGCAAGAGGACGAGTTGAGCAGCTCAAGTGGCTGGGCAACAAGTATGACCATCCACGAATTCAGGCTCAGTGGCTGGCGTTTGTGATGGGGTGGACGATGTGTAATAACTCAAAAGGATAAAAATGTTTAACATAGAACTAATCAGTATCGACAAGGGAACCCAATCACGCATAGCAATCAGTCAGGATACTGTGGATGACTACGCAAGACAGATGGAAGATGGGGCAAAGTTTCCTCCTGTCATAGTCTTTCACGATGGGGTGGCGTATTACTTGGCAGATGGTTTCCATCGTTACTTTGCCAATCGCAAGCTCAAGCGCGACAGTATTGATGCTGATGTGGTTAAAGGTACGCTGCGGGAAGCCATCCTGTACAGCCTGAAAGCCAACAAAGCCCACGGCCTACGCCCTACCATTGAAGATAAGCGCAACATGGTTACAAAGATGCTGACCGACCATGAGTGGAAGGAGTGGGCAGACAGGGAAATTGCACGGCATTGCGGTGTTTCCCATGTGTTTGTTGCCAAGATGCGTAAGGAGTTGTCGGGCGGAGAAGTCCAAGCCACTCGCAAGTTCAAGACCAAAGGTGGTAACGTTTCCACTTTCACCAATCGTCAACCTGAACCAGAGCCGGAAGCACCTGTCTATGACGAGAAGCAGGAGATGCTGGATGCACTGGTGGCTGAGAATGAAAAGCTGTCAGAGCAGTTAGCCATTGCCACAATTGACGGCACGGCAGAGGAAAAAGACCTTGCCCAATCCCTTATTTCTGAGCAGAAAGAAGAGATCAGGGTTCTGAAGATTGAACTGGTTGCTGTCAAGAAGAGCAGAGATATGTTCCAGTCTGAGAATGCCCAACTCAAAAAGCAGGTTGCCATGCTGCAAAAGAAAATGAAGGCGCACGAAGATGCTTGAGCTGCGCGACTATCAGAACGATACCTTAGAAGCATTGCGTCTAGGTTTTGCTCAGGGTAAAAAGGCGCAGATTCTTTATGCCCCAACAGGTGCTGGCAAGACAGAAATGGCTATTGCTTTGTTGGAGGCCACTCGCAAGAAGGGGAACAGGGCGGCAATGCTGCTCGACCGAATCATCTTGTGCGACCAAACCAGTCAACGGCTTGAGAAGTATTCGATTGAACACGGAGTGATGCAGTCTGGGCATTGGAGATACAGACCGCATGAACGCATCCAAGTCTGCTCTGCTCAAACGCTGGAAAGGAAGGGAGAATTCCCCGGCCTGAACCTGTTGATTGTGGACGAAGCCCATCAGACTCGGCAGCAGACGATGGAATTCATTCGGAACAATCCTGAAATTAGGGTAATCGGGCTGACCGCTACGCCATTCACCAAGGGTTTGGGGAAGACATACACCAATGTCATCTCGACTGTGACCACCAAGCAGTTGGTAGATCAGAATGTTCTTGTGCCTTTGAAAGTGTTTATCTCGAAAGAGATAGACATGACAGGCGCAAAGAAGGTTGCTGGTGAATGGAGTCAGATCGAAGCCACGACAAGGGGCATGAAGATTACAGGGGACATTGTGTCTGAGTGGGTAAAGAAAACCCATGAGATATTTGGTAAGCCTGTGAAGACGATTGTCTTTTGCTCTGGCGTAAATCATGGCGCAGACTTGGCGCGAAAGTTTGCCGAGCAGGGATATAACTTCATCTCTGTAAGTTACAGGGACGATGAAAACTTCAAGCGGGATGTGATTGAAGACTTTGCCAAGCCTGATACAGCCATTCATGGATTGATTGCCACCGACATTCTGACCAAGGGATTCGATGTGCCTGATGTAATGATTGGCATATCAGCAAGACCATTCAGCAAATCTTTGTCCTCCCATATCCAGCAGATGGGTAGGATCATGCGCGGCTGCGAAGGGAAAGAGTTTGCTGTTTGGTTGGATCATTCAGGAAACTACCTTAGATTCCGCGCTGATTGGGATGATGTATTTGAAAATGGCGTACATAAACTGGATGACGGCAAAGAAAAAGCCAAGCCAGAGCCCACACAGAAAGAGAAAGAGGCGGCAAAGTGTCCAGTCTGCGAGTCCTTGTGGCCTTCCAATTCGGATGCTTGTAGTAACTGCGGTCATGTGCGGGAGAGAAAGAACAAAGTCATTGAGTTGCCGGGGGAGTTGACGGAATTAAAAGGAACAATGACCAAGGCTGATAAGCAAGAGTGGTGGTCAATGCTGCAATGGTATGTCCAAGTAGGGGGCTGGTCGCATGGTCGGGCGGCACACACCTACAAAGATAAGTTTGGTGTATGGCCTCGCGGGTTGCACGATAAAGTAATGTCGCCCAATCGGGAAGTCATAAAGTTCATAGATAGGGGCATCAAAGCCTACATTCGACAGATAAAAAAAGGGCAGCAATGAGCAAGCCGTGTGATCTTTGTCCATGCAAACCAACAACACCCGAGTTGCATCGCGGCATTTTGCGAAGCGTGATGGCGGAGATTAAAAAGTCGGATGGCTTTCCCTGTCACCACCTACACCCAAAAGCTCATGCGCTGACCGAAGAAGCGGTCGGTTTGGATGGAAAGTTTTACACGACAGATTGTGCTGGCTACAAACTATGGGGATTGAACGATGGAGTTAATTGATTTTTGTCGTGCGCATGGCATCATCATTGATGCGCCGCCACCGATTGGATACTGGAAGCGTTACCACACAATTGACCACCCAAAGAAAAGGAATGGGGCAGTCAAGTGGATGGGCGACCATGCGTTTGTGCAAAACCATGCCACGGATACAGAAGTTTCCGTATGGAAGCCTGATTCAATCAGCGAGAGTGGGCGCAGAGACTATGCTCGGCTGGCGCAAGAAGCAGAGCAAGAGAAGATTCGGATGCAAGAGAGGGCAGCAGTCAAGGCTAAGGAATTGCTTAACGCATCAGTCTTGACCAAACACCCATACTTCAAGGCAAAAGGATTTCCGGATGAACAAGGCTGGGTTAACGGAGACAAGCTTGTTATTCCTGTGCGGCTGGAAGGTGAGCTGGTCGGATGCCAATTGATAGATGAGTCGGGAGATAAGAAGTTTCTGTATGGTCAAAGAACATCGGGCGCATCATTTGACTTTGACAATAAGGGGAAGCATTACCATTGCGAGGGCTATGCCACGGCTCTGTCATTGCGTCATGCCCTGCGTAGTTTGAAGCGGAATTATGTGATCCATGTTTGTTTTTCGGCTGGTAACTTGTTGAAGCTGGCGCAGAAATTCGGAGGGTTCGTGATTGCCGACAACGATGCAAGCGGCACAGGGGAAAGGGTTGCGAAGCAAACAGGGCTACCATATTGGATGAGTGATGTAGTTGGTGAGGATGCCAACGATGCCCATCAGCGGCTTGGTCTGTTCAAATTTACACAAAGCCTGACCCAATCATTGCCGATACGATGAAAGGGTGCAGGGTTCAACATAAACACCATCGGAAATTTTCTCTAGGATCATTAGACCCTCTAGGATTTCCATACCAAGGTGAAAAGAATGTTCACCCTGTCCCACATATTCGGTTCGGACGGTCACTATACCCTCCTCATCTTCCATTAGGAACACGGCGAACAAAGTCTTGGCTGGTTTTTGTTTCATGTGCCTAGTTCTATCTCTTGTTTGATGTAGTCCGTAAACATTTCCATGATTTGTTTCTCTGTTTCACCTGAAAAAAAGTGTGCGGCTACATCCCCATCCCTGTGATTTAACTGGTTGAGGATGTAACTGACGGCGGCGGTTAAGGCATTATCAGCTAACGCTTGGATTCTTTTGTCGTTCATAGTCCCTCGGCTATTTGTGCGGCGGCTGACTTGGCGGCTTCCACCTGTTCGCGTGGCATACCAAAGGCGATAACCCTTGCCAGTTGAATGGCTAGGTCACACTTCTCATCGGTTTCTGCGGTAATGCCAAGTACCAATGCTTGGGTTAGTGCTTGTGTTCGGCTGATAGTTTCGTTCATGCTGGTAACCTTTCCAAATATTCCAAAGCCTCTTGCTCGGTATCAAAAATAAGGTTATCCCCATTCTCATCAATCCATTCCGATCCATTGCAGAACAGACCATAACCATCACCGAGATTGCGCGGATACCACTCTGTGTAACCCCAATCTTCAAGCATAATTCTGCGAACAATTTTCTTGCCTTCGGTTTCGGTCATGTCAATCAAACGACCAATCTCTGCGGCATGGTAATCAAATAACAGCTCTTTGACTTTGCGCTTTTGCCAAGGCTTTAATTTAATCATGTTGTCTCCTTGTTCAGTTCTTCGCATTGGCATCCAAAGTTATCAAATGCAGGGCAGTCGGGATGATGCTTGTCTTCCAGTTCATCTACTTGGTTAATGAATTCCTCGGCATGGACTACCTCATATTTTTCACTGCCTGTAAATTGCTCTTCTGCAATATCCTCGGCTTGGTCTTTGCTGTCGGCTTCCACCTCCAGCAGATATACCTGATGCTCAATGCGTACATAGTGGACTAAATATTTCATGGTGTTCTCCTTAAAATAAACAGACTTGACAGCTAGAAAAATTCGCACGATAGGTAATCGTGGTATCTGTCTCGCGGATTTTTTTGCCAGCAGATTTAGTCATGTTCATGTTCTGCTCGTTCAATGGGCGCAGTTTTGAATCGGTATAGTCAAAGTCCAATACCTTGCGGGTATCCTTTTCGATGGTAACGATTCCATTGCCACAGCCCTTGTATTTCTTCTCCAACAATTCGGTCGGAATGGAATAAACATTCTTGTTTGCCTCTCTGTTTTTGGTGGTCTGCTCAATGGCTTTGTCCACATACATCTGCATCACTTCGTCTGGTTCGTTGGCATTCTTGCCATCGTTATGCAAAAACATGGCAACAAGGCGCGGAAAGTTTCCTACCTCAATGCCTTCCAGCACAAAGCCATTCATCATCTTTATAAGGCGCGGCTGACCCATCAGCGTGATGCCCATAACATCGATGGCATTCCATTGTTCTTGTAAGTTATTAAACATTTGCGTTTCCCCTGTAAATTGTTAGTGCCTTGTCAAAAGGCAAAAGGTTAAGAATCGTTTTCGCTTTGAGCATTTCTTGCAAGCGGGTTTGGTTTAGATGGACTTTCAACTCAATGGGCGGCATTGCTTTTGTCTCGTAAATCTTTCCATCCTCCCTTTGGTAAAGAATCCGTTTAGCCAATGCCTTCTTCAAGTCCTTCGCGTGTAGCCATTCGTTGAGCAGTTCACCGAAAATAGTTTCGTGCGTCTGCTCTAGAACAAATGGTTCTCCTGTCTTCGGATCAATCCATTCGCACACTACTGGCGGCAAAGTCTTGGCGTAGGCATCTATCTCTTGGGCTAACTGCCAAGGGGTTACATTGTCAGAGCCACCCTGTCCGTCATTGCTTACCAATCCCTCGCGCTTGCCATTGATGTAAATGGTTGCCTCGTAGCAGTTGGTTTCGTGGCTCGCAAATTCGCTGTGCTTGATGTTCTTCAGTTCGATCTTCATGCTTTCCCCTTTGCAAAATCAATAGCATCTCTCCATACACCCCATGCGTCTGTGATGGTGGTGTAATACTCTCTGAATTCTTCATAAAACTTGTCGTTTTGATGATCCATCATGGCAACAAATCTTTCCACCACTTCCGTAGGCGCAACGGAAACATTGTTGCCATACGCTTTAATGAATGCTTCTTTTTCGTTCATGGTTTACTCTCCGGATAAAAGTCGTTTGCAGTTGTTCGGATGAATTCATCGGTCAGACCATTGGGATAGTCTTCCCATGCTTTTAGGTGCATCAATACATCCATAGCCTGATCGTCTGTTAAGTCTTGGCGCACTTCTTGAATGTCAATGATTCCAAATCCAAGGGTTCTAAGTTCAGTCATTCTTCGCACTCCTCTATTCCCATTTCGTCTACTATGTCTTGCGGGATTCCTCCACGCGACACTTCAAAACAATCGTCTTGTCCATCAATCCAGCGACCGCAAAAGTCACAGCCTGATTCGTAGTAGTAGGCGCAAATTTCGTATCCCATCTCTCTAAGCTTGGCATAGCCACCAGTAGGGGGCGACCACGCACTACTGAAGTTCACAGAAAAGCTATTGCCTGAAACTATGGCATCATCACCATAAGAGGGGTGACAACCTACATCCCACTTCGTTCCCCATTCGGCTATTTGGTATTCATACCAAGTTGGATAACCATACTTTTCAATGTTGGCGGCAATTCTTTTCTCGCTTGCTTTCTGTGCGTCTTCGTCATTTGTCCAACCCTTCGCTGTGTCCAGCAGTTCGGATGGCGTTGGGATTAAAGTTTGCAAGAATTTGCCAGAGTTCCATGCGTCTGCGGCTTTCTGCACCATTGCGGGATCGGGGTGGCTGATCGTCATTGTGTTGTTGCACCAGTTTGGCATGATGTTTTCTCCTTAGTTGTAATGTGAAAGGGCTTGGGTTCGGATGCTGTCCAGCATTTCGATGGCGGCATTGTGTTGGCGTTCTACTGCGGGTTTCGTGCATCGGTCGGATGATGAAATCAGGGTTTGATTGAAGTCTTTAAACGGCTCGTAAGTAAAAGAATTTCCGTTTTGTTTGCCTACTGTTGCGGTTGTGGTAATGTTTCCACCATATCGTTTCATAGTGGTTAGGCAGATATGCAAGCTGTCGGATAGCGGCGCGATTGTCTCTGCCATCCAAGTGCCTCGCATTGATTTTGCAATGATTGTTTTCATGTCATTTCTTCCTGCGTAATGATTGAGGTTGATTCTGTTTGCCATTCTTTGCCGTCATGTTCATCGGCACAAGACCACTCTATAAGTTCTTCGCTTTCTTCTAAAAGTTGTTCATCTATGATTTTTTTTATGGCTGAATCAAAATCTTCAGCATTTACAAAATACTCCAAAGAAACAGTCTTAAAAATTTGAAATGTTTTCATGTTCGTGTGATCCTCTGTTTAGGCAAAATTGCCTCTCAAACCCTGCTGGCAGGGCTTGAAAAGTTTTTTACAGGTCAAAGGAATAATCTTCAAGACTGGTAACGAGTCCGTCAAAATCTTCGGATGATCCGAGAATGCTTGCGAGGGCGTAAACAATATCTCTCGGGTATTCTTCGCACAATTCCTCCAAATATTCCTTGCGGTTCGCGTATCCGTTTAATTGGTATTCGTTCATGGTTTGCCTTTCGTTGGTTGGTTCGGATGCTATCAGTTAGGTTATGGGGTAACCTGTCAGGCAGTATCAAGGTTATGATTCTGCCTGTCTATTGAATTTTTTCTATCGGTTCGGGCTGGTCGATAGTCGCGCTTCCTGTCTGCCTTGGTCTATCAGGCGGCGGGCTTCGGTGCGGTGCGGTATCGTTTCCGATTCGATCATGTGGCGAAGGGTTTCGGCGGGTGTCTTTCCCTTTTCGTAGGAATACCCTGCGCGGATGTAAGCGGCTTCTGTGTGGTTCATAGTCTGCCTTTAATTTGGTTGATTAGTTTGCGGGCTCGGGCGTGTGTTGGTTCGTTGTGGTGGGCAATATGTAAATGCAACAAATCCCCTACTATCAGCAACAAATCAGGCGCGGCGGCGGCTAATCGTTTGCTGTCTGCCAGCAGTTCGGCGGCTCGTTTTTCTAAGCTGTCGGCATCGGCTTTGAATTGGTACATTGCGGCTACTGAATGGCGGAGAAAATTTTTCGATTCTTCCCGACAATGTGCGGCTTGAGCTAATAGGTTTTCTGCTTGTGCTTTGGGTGACATGGTTAACCTTTCAAAATAGGGGCAGGGTTGTGTCTTTTTTGGGTGGTGCTGGCGGGTGCTGTAGAGTGAATGCGGCGGCTTCGTCTGCCTGATAATGATCGGCATCGGCTCGCGGCTCAAAATCCCCTAAAGTGCCGTTCCAATAATGGGTTGGGTGCGGTTCGACTCTGAAGGTTTTCGCAACTGCCAAAGCTTCGGCGGCGGTTTCCTTGTGGTTACAAAGCGGCATTTCTTGCAAGATTAAACTCCAGCCATGCGGAGAATGCGATAAATAACATTTGGGCGTGTCGGTCGGTTTCATGTGGTTTGTCTCCATTCGTTGCAGGGTCTGCGGCTTAGGTAATAGGTGGCGGTCGGGTCGCTGATTCGATACTCTATTAGCATGGCTCGGGCTTCTTTCAGGGTTTCGAATTCGTCAACTGTTTCAAGCTGGCGATCGGCGCGGCGTTGGATATATATCATGCGTTCACCTCTTCCAGCATGGCGGCGGCTTCTAGCATGGCGGCGGCTTGATTGGTCAAGCGGTTGGCGCGGTGCTTGAGTTCGGCGCGGTAATAGATGGCGGGGTCAATGTCGTAGTATTTTTTGAAGTGGTTCAAGGCGGCGGTTTTGGTGCTGGCGCATTCTTCAAAGCTTGGGCGGAATACAGTTTGCCCGAATAAATCAAAAACAACAACTCGAAAACCTCGGCGGGTGTTGTCGTAGTCTAGGGCGACACTTTCGACAATTTGCAAAAACAATCCATCGGCGGCGGGTTCGGTGGCGACAATTTTTGCCTTGAAAAAATCAAGGGTTTGATCTTCGGCGTAATGTGTGCGCCCTTGTAGGTTTTTTTGTGCGTTTGCCTTGGGGTTGCTGTATCTGTCTTTGAATAATTCAACATTGGCGGCGGTGGTGATTGTGTTGGTCATGTTCATGATTTAAGCCTTCCAGCTTGGTAAGTTGCGGATAAATGAATTGCCATTGGTGTGCTTTTCGGTCGTTTCGATTTTCCATCCCTTAGATTCTGCGGCGCGGAGAAAATGAGTTGCGTCACAGTCTTCCTCTAGAAAAACCTTCGTGCCACTAGCATATGAATAGCGGCTGATTTTGTGCGCGATGTTGAGTGCGTCTAAGTCTTCGCGGGTGACTTCAAGCCATCCGTGTGCAGGGTCTGCGTGAAAAGTGAGGGTTTTATTCATGATTAAACCTTTGCGGCAAAGTAAAAAAGAACAGGCGAAGCGAAAACGGCGAGCATTAGAAAAGCGATGCTGGCGCGGTTTGCCATCTCTGCGCGGTGGGCTCGTTTTTCGTGCGCGGTGCGGAGGTCGGCGCTTGGAATATTCCAATGGCAAGCGGCGTTCAATACTGCCGAGCTGTAGGGATAACCTTTTTTGATGTCCCCATCGATCATGTCTAAGGCGGCGCGGTGAATGTATGTCATGGCTGATTCTTTCAAAGGTGGATAAGGTCGGCGGTTTGCTGTTTCACTTCAAAGCCTAAAGCTTGAATGGTTTTCAGGGCTTGCGGTGTAAGGGTCTTCGTTCCCAACAGTTGGGCGAATAATTGCGCGGTCGGGCATGATGGATAGGCGGTAATGTTTCCATATACGCTTTTTACTTTGACTGTGATTGTCTGCATGGTTATCCTTGGTTGAGTTGTTTAAGCTTGCGGAGTTGTTGACCGATTCCTAAACCGGCAAGCGGGCGGTCTAGGGTCGGGAATAATTGGGCTATTGGGTCGGCGTAATGTTTACCAGCGAGAATGACGGCGGCGCGGCTCGTTAACCCTGCGGCTTTGATTTGCTCGCATACCATCGCGCCCCATATGGTGCGCTGTGCTTTGGTCATTGCGCCCAAATAATCGTTGTATGGTGCGGTGATTGTGTCGGGGTGGATTAGTCCATGTTTTGCGCTGAGAATCCAATAATCGGCGCGGCTTTTTTCTGCAAGCTGTCGCGCGGCTTTGAATGCTTGCCCTTGGTACAGGTCGCAAGCTGGCGCGGCTCGGTCAAGCTTGGTTGCGGAACAGGCGATTAGGTAAATCATGCGAACAGGTCTTTTTGGTTGGTGTTGAACAGGCTTGCAAAATAATCATTGGTTTCTGCGTCAATGTCTGCGTCAATGTCTAGCGGCTCGCGCTTGTATTGTTTTTTCTCTTCGGCGATCAGCAGTAATCGGCGTTTATATTCCGCAGGGGTCATTCGGTAACCTATAGGCTTTGGGGCGTTTAACTCTCTTAGTGCTTGCTTTAATATCGCGGCTTCGGTTTTCATTGTCGTTCTTCCTTGTTGTTAATCCTGGCTGTTACATTTACTCACTACCTAACAGGTAGAACGGATAAGCTTATTGAAGGGTTGACTGTGTGTCCAATGATTTGTTTTAATGGGATTGTCAGGGGCGATTGATTTTCTCTATTTGTTCCCATATACTCGCGCCATCTAAACAGCGAAGCGAAACGGCTATGCGTAAACTATCTAGGAAGGCAATCAACGAAGGATTGGACACGATACCCATTAGTGAAATCTTAGGCGTTTCCCCTAAAGCAAAGGGACTGACACATAAACAGCAGACATTTGCCAGAGAATTAGCCAAAGGGTCAACAAAGGCGGAAGCATACCGAAAGGCATATAAGCCAACAGCTACACCAGCTACATTGGCGGGCGAGCCATATCGGGTTGCGTCTGACCCGCGCATATCCGCAGAGGTCGAAGCTTACAAGTTGGCAATTGAGTCAGCTAAACATAGAACGCCTGAAGCTTTAAGGCAATTAGTCATTAAAACCCTTGTGGATGTTGCGATATCACCTGACGCTAAAGACGCGGTAAAGGTACAAGCGGTGAAGGTTCTCGGCACAGTTGTAGAAGTCGGTGCATTCTTAGAACGGCGTGAAGTAATCAACACCAGCAGTAGTGCACAGGCTAAGGCAGACTTACTCCAGCAAATCAGGACACTAATGCGCGGCGATGCGGTTGACGCGATTGAGGTCGATGCTGATAGTTTGCTGCGCGAGCTTGCGCCGGAAGTGGAAACGCTGCCAGCAGACACCCACCCACTCCACACCCCCCAAGATGAAAATGCGGAGTCCCAAGGCGACAAACATACTATTCCACTCAAACAATTCCAAAATTTCCCAAGTGAACTAGATTCCCCCGCACAGGAAGACCCCCCCTATGAAAAGTTTGATTAGCCCCCCGGGGGGTAGAAAAATTTTGAATGAGAAAATGATCCCTCGACAGGGGGATATGACTTACGAGGAGTGCTTGGAGAAAGAGATGAGTCCTGCGCAGAACGAAGTTTTTTTAGTGATAGATGAGTGGTGGAAGAAGTACCACTACGCTCCGACTTTGCGGGATATTGCGTATATCCGTGGAAAGATGGGACTGGCGAACACAAAGAGATTGGTGGATAGGCTGGTAGATCTTGGCGTGGTGAAGAGAATAGAGAAGAGGGGCAGGACAGTAAGGCCTGTGTACATCAACTTCAGGAACTTGGAATGAAACAGTGTAAGGAAACTGTAAGGTGGTAACGTTACCACATTACACGAAACTTACAACGACTCTGGAAACGTTACCACATTACTTGAAACTTACAATAGACTGAGACTATGAAACTTGAGCAGTTGATAGAGAAATTAGAACCCCATGAGTATGAGAAGTTCATGGCTCAGGTGGTGGAGTATCGGTCGGCGGTGGATCGTGAGAAGGCTCAAGATGGGTTTATGAATTATGTAAAGATGATGTGGCCCGGGTTTGTGAGTGGGAGACATCATGCTTTGATGGCGAAGAAGTTTGAGGATATTGCGAACGGGAAGATTAAGAGGGCGATCATTAATATGCCGCCGCGACACACGAAGTCGGAGTTTGCGTCTTACTTACTGCCGAGTTGGTTTCTGGGAAAGTTTCCAAATAAAAAGGTGATCCAGTGTTCGAACACGGCGGATCTGGCTGTTGGGTTTGGACGTAAGGTCAGGAACTTGGTGGGGTCGGAGCAGTATGCGAAGGTGTTTCCCAATGTGGCCTTGAGACAGGATAGTAAGGCTGCTGGCAGGTGGGCTACGAATGGCGGGGGTGAGTATTTCGCTATTGGTGTTGGGGGTACGGTGACGGGTAAGGGTGCGGATCTTTTGATAATTGACGATCCGCATTCGGAACAGGAAGCTGCGTTAGCCGCAGGGGATCCGAGTGTTTACGACAAGGTTTATGAGTGGTATACATCTGGGCCACGGCAACGTTTACAGCCGGGTGGATCTATTGTGATTGTGATGACCCGCTGGGGAGATAGGGATCTGACAGGTAGAGTTATTAAAGATGCAGCAGGCAGAGACAAGGGTGAGGAGTGGGAGATCATTGAGTTGCCTGCTATCATGCCGTCAGGAAATCCTTTGTGGCCTGAGTTCTGGAGTATTGATGAGCTGGCTGCTTTAAGGGATGAGTTGCCACCTGCTAAGTGGAATGCACAGTACCAGCAGAATCCGACTGGTGAAGAGGGTGCGATCGTAAAGCGGGAGTGGTGGAAGAGATGGACAAAAGAGGATCCGCCGACTTGTCAGTTTATTATTCAGAGTTGGGACACTGCTTTCACGAAGGGTGAGCGGAGTGACTATTCGGCTTGTACGACATGGGGTGTGTTTTATTTAAACGAGAACAGTGAAGATGCGAATATTATTTTGCTGGATGCGTTTAAGAAGCGGATGGAGTTTCCTGAGTTGAAGGAAAAGGCGTATCAGAATTACACATACTGGGAGCCTGATGCTTTTGTGATTGAGGCCAAGGCTGCGGGTAGTCCGCTGATATTTGAGTTGAGGGCGATGGGAATTGTGGTGAGTGAATATACGCCGAGCCGTGGGAATGATAAGTTTGTGCGTATCAATTCAGTTGCTGATTTATTTAGTTCAGGTAAAGTGTGGGCTCCAGAGACAAGATGGGCTGAAGAATTGATTGAAGAGATGGCTGCATTTCCGAATGCGCCTAATGATGACTTGGTGGACTCATCCACACAAGCATTGATTCGGTTTCGCAAGGGCGGATTTTTAAGACTTGAATCTGATGAGAGAGAAGAACTTAAAAGCTTTCGCAAAAAACACGCTTACTATTGAGGATTAAATGGACATTGCAAAATCACTTTATGCCGCGCCCCAAGGTCTTGAGGCTTTAGAAACTCCCGACTTGGAAATTGAAATTGAAAATCCTGACTCTGTATCTATTGGTATGGGTGGGGTGGAGATTACCTTAGAGCCTGAACGTGAGAGGTCTGAGGAGGAGCAGTTTGATTCCAATCTGGCTGAATTCATGGATGAGGGTGATCTTGAGCTAGTTGGCTCGGAGATTGTTGAGTTGGTTGAGGCCGACATCAACTCCCGTAAGGATTGGGTGGAGATGCTTGTCAAGGGATTGGAAGTCCTTGGCATGAAGTATGAAGAGAGAACTGAGCCGTGGAACGGGGCTTGTGGAGTTTTCTCTACGATCCTGACAGAGGCTGCGGTGAGGTTTCAATCAGAAATGATTGTGGAAACGTTTCCAGCAGCGGGGCCGGTGAAGACAGAAATCATTGGCGCTATTAATAAGTTGAAGGAAGATGCTGCTGAGAGAGTTCGTGAAGACATGAACTACCAGCTTACTGAAGCGATGCCTGAGTACAGACCAGAGCATGAGCGGATGTTATTTAACTTGGGACTGACTGGCTCGGCGTTTAAGAAGGTGTACTACGATCCGGCGCTGGGAAGACAGACCTCTATATATATACCTGCCGAGGATGTGATTATTCCTTACGGCTCAAGCGGAGCTAGGACAGCAGAGCGTGTAACTCATGTGATGCGCAAAACGAAAAATGATGTTCGTAAATTGCAGGCTGCTGGCTTTTATCGTGATGTAGATTTGGGTGAGCCGGTAGCGATTCATACCGATGTTGAAAAGAAGAAGGCCGAAGAGCAGGGCTACTCTTTGACTGACGATGATCGGTTTCAGATATATGAAGTGCAGATTGATTACGACTTACCCGGCTATGAAGATGAAGATGAAATAGCGCTGCCGTACATCGTATCGATTGATGTGGGTACGGGAAAGGTTTTGTCGATCTATCGCAACTACGAAGAAGAAGATGTCGTGCGATTGAAGAGACAGCATATGGTTCAGTATGACTATGTGCCGGGATTTGGTGCTTATGGATTTGGCTACATACATTTGATTGGCGGGTATGCACGGGCTGGTACTTCACTGATTCGTCAGTTGATTGATGCTGGTACTTTGAGTAACTTACCCGGCGGCTTAAAGTCTCGCGGCCTGCGAGTTAAGGGTGACGATACGCCTATCTCTCCCGGAGAATTTAGGGATGTGGATGTGCCAAGTGGGTCTATCAAAGACAACATCATGGCGCTTCCATATAAGGAGCCGAGCCAAGTATTGGCGCTGTTGCTGGAGAAGATTACCGAAGAGGGTCGCAGGCTAGGTTCTATTGCTGACATGAAAGTCAGTGATATGAGTGCGAATGCACCTGTAGGAACTACGCTGGCTATTCTTGAACGTCAGTTAAAAACGATGTCTGCTGTGCAGGCGCGAGTTCACTTTTCGATGAAGCAGGAATTCAAAATCCTGAAGAACATCATTCGTGATTACACGCCGAACGAATATTCATACGATCCTGAGAAGGGTGATCGCAAGGCCAAGCAAGAAGACTATGACATGGTGGAAGTGATTCCAGTGTCTGATCCTAATGCTGCAACTATGGCGCAGCGGATTATGCAATACCAAGCTGTGATTCAGTTGGCGCAACAAGCTCCACAGATCTACAACTTGCCTCAGTTGCATCGTCAGATGATTGAAGTTTTGGGCGTGAAGAATGCTGACAAGCTGGTTCCGACAAAAGACGATCAGAAGCCACGCGATCCAATCAGCGAAAACATGGCCTTCTTGAGGGGAGAGCCGACAAAGGCTTTCATCTACCAAGATCAAGATGCGCACATTCAAGCGCACCAATCATTTATGCAAGACCCAAGCATTGCGGCGACCATTGGACAAAATCCTATGGCACAGCAAATGCAGGCTGCAATCATGGCGCACATTGCAGAACACTTGGCATTCAAGTATCGCAAGGATGTCGAAGAACAGGTTGGAGTTCCATTGCCTAACCCAGATGCTGAGTTGCCAGAAGATGTTGAAGTTCAACTTTCTCGCTTGGTGGCCCAAGGGTCGCAACAGTTGATGCAGAAAAATGCAGCGCAGGCTCAACAAGCACAAGCTCAACAGCAAGCTCAAGATCCGCTTATTCAGATTCAGCAAGCAGAGCTGCAAGTCAAGCAGGCTGATGTGCAGCGCAAGACGCAAAAAGATCAGGTGGATTCGCAGCTTGCAATGCAGAAATTGCAGCTTGAAAAACAGAAAATTGAGGCGGAGATTTTAAGAGAATCTAAGCGACTTCAGTCACAAGAGTTGCAGACCAAGGCCAGAATCCAAGC